CCGTACAGACCATACCGATGATTGCCGTCGAGACGGTGGAAATGGTGCGGGTGCCATCGTTGATTTCGATAACTTCCACGCCGTGGTGATAGTCGCCCATCCGGTTAACTCCTTCGTTTAGTGGTGAGGCTATTTTCTCTTGGGCGAAGGAGGTATGAAACGTAATGCCGTTGGAGGTAGGGCAGCACAACATAGAGTGAGTGGTTGACCCGCGCGGGAAAGGTGACTGAGCGTTTTGAGCGATCAATCATAAGTAATTGATCGTCGATTACCATTATTAATGAGTGAATATTATCGATATCGTTGCGCCATTAACGAGGTAATAACGGTTTTACTCTGGTTAGCTGGCGGTCTGACTGCATGATGAATTTTTGGTTATTACTGGCTAAAATTTTTTATCGGTAATAAAACAGAAAAATATGAGTAATGCCCCTATAAATAAGAAATAGCCCGCGTGATGCGGGCCTTTTCTTTATAATAAGACAGTTTAAACAGATATCCACTCAGGAGTTTTAGGCCAGTCTGGTACACTGAGGTCAACCCCCGTCAGTTCAACAACGTATTTTTTCAGTTCTTCCAGTTGTGTTTTTTCTTCCTCGGTAGCCATCCCCAAATCAACTGCAGACTGCAGCGGAAAAGCGCTTACCGCCGCCTCGCGTTGCCTGCTCAATAGCTCTCTGCGATTAGCTGCGAGGATTTCTTCTGGTGTCCTGACCGGTGCGGCTACAGTGACCCACTCCATCTGTTTGCTCTCGACGTTGTAACTGGGGGCGCAGTTAACGGGAGCGGCGCCGACAAATTTTTCATGCTCTGAATCACTGACCCGGACAAGGTCATCCGGCAGAGCGTTAACAGACTTGTAATAGCGCAAACTTTTAATCGGATAAAAGCCGCGCGTTTTATTGCTGAATAACTGACTATGCATAATTAATATCCTGTTACCACAAAAGAGAAATAGCCGCTCATATTTCGCGAGTGAAGAGAGAAAGCACTTGCACTTAAAGGGTTAGCTGTCCAGTAAGAATCTTTGTCATTTCCCCCTGTTCCGCTGAAAGAGCCACCTATTGCGAGGATTCCGTTAGGAAAAGCAGCCGGAAGATAAACAGTGACATCCGGGTTGGAATTGGAGTTAGAAGCAATCCCGCCAATACACTGCATGAACACCTGACCGTTGCCATGACGGTAATAGGCGGAGCTGTTTCCGGTGGTGGTCGACCCTGACTGGTTCGGTGGCGGATTGTTCGAAGAATAAACCCTTACCAGCCCGCCGGATTCAAACACCCCCTGACCCGCAACGATATTGCCTCCGCTGTTAATTTGCCCAGCAGCAAGAATTGAGTCGCCGCTATAAAGCCGTTGGGGGGCATTGAATGTTCCGTTTGCATCAAAAGAATAGAGGGCACCACTGCCAGAATCCCCAATGATATGAACGACTGCGGAACCAAAATCATTTTTACCCGATCGTAATATGCCAAAACTAACAGAAGCGCCATATCCATGACCACTCGTTACAGACGTTCCTTTCACGATCGGAAGGTATACCGAATTATCTTTAGCAGTAGTGTATCCGCCAACAAAAAACGGTGCTGAACCATTAGTATATTGATGTGCAAATGCCCCACCTCCCTGCCAGTATTCCGGCTTAGTGGCGTAATACCTTGCACCATCGAGATAATCAACACTTCCCCCGTAGTTTGTGAGAACTTTCGTCCAGCTCCCCCAGTATCCGTTATCACCATTTAAGGTACGGAATTTTAGTTGTTTACCACCATCACTATAAGACGCAGCATATTGCACCCGATAGTTACCACTCAGTCCTCCCACATCAAGTATTGTCGCCTCATAGCCAGGTGAATAGGCAGCACTGGCATAACAGAAACTTACGGAATTAGCAGGAAGACCGCTTGCGTCTTTAATCTCTCTGCTCGCTTCAGCAGCAACAGACCGTATAGCAAGCGCACCACCGTTAACCACCACGCGCCCGGGCGTGATGTCGTCACGACTTTCCTGGGCATTTTTACCAGCAGCAGTACCCAGACTGTTTTTCAGCTTTATGAGATCATCACTGACAGTCTTCACAGACTTTGGTGTGGCCGCAAGCGTCTCTGAAGCACTATCGGTCGCACTACTAAGCTGAACAATCCCCTTTTGTCCGGTAGTCGCATCCTGAGCCGTATACTTACCACGGGCAAGGTCGTAGGCAGCCTTAACCGCTTTCGGCGTTGCGGCCAGCGCTTCAGACACACTATCAGTCGCACTACTGAGCTGCGTAAACCCTTTAGCCGTTAGCGTGGCATCGGGATGGCGACGAGACTGCTCATGCTCCTCAAGCTTCTCATCAACGTACTCCTGGGTCGCCATTACCGTAGACGTATCTATCGAGAGCTCGACCGAGGCGATATCACTGACCATGATCACCATTCTAACGGTCTGTGCACGGCCCGATCCCTCCTCCAGCAATGGTTTATAACTTTCCGCCATGTTGCCGACGGCAATCAGCGTACCGGTGTCATCGTAAAGCCCCATCTCACGCATCCAGAAACCACCCGCTTCGGGAGGAATGAGAAGCTCCGCGATCACATAGTTAAGCTTTTTATTGTCCTGGCTGATTTTATTCAGCCCATAGCGCCAGACTTCATTAACCAGCTTCGTCTGCCCGGCATCAGGAACCGGCAATGTGCCGCCACCGTCACCCACGGCCATCGCCGTAAAATTAACTTTCTTGCCGTTCGGGACGGTCGCGGCAGCCAGTTTTTCGGCACCGGCTTTGGTGATAACCGTTTTATATTTCACTGTCATTGTGCTCTCACTTATCCGGGATAAACCGTGATGATGTCGCCGTCATAGCTCAGGGCACCGGTGTAGAGATATCCCGGTATGTCCTGGATGATATTCAGGCCAATAAGGTGGCGGCTGGCAGGCTTTGCATCAGCAATCAGCCTCTCCATTTCGTAATACATTTCCTCGGTGATACCGGTGTCCAGCACGCCAATATCAAGGCGGAAGGTGCCGGGCGGATCCTTGGTTTCCCACCACTCGGTGACGTTGATCAAATAGCCAAGCGGCTCCACCACGCGACGCACGGCGCCAATCGTCCCTTTGTGGGCATGAATAAACCACGCCGCGCGGATCACCTCCCGCTTGGTGGCTTCCGGCCAGCTCTCGTCCCAGCGGTCAACGGAAAACGCCCACGCCAGCCAGGGCAGCAAATTCGCCGGACAGGTGTCCGCACTCCAGAGATGGCGCAGCGGAACCGGCGTATTTTCGATGTCCGCGCAGGCGCGCGCTGCCGCCACCTCAAGCGGCGATGAGCCAACCGGTAAAAGGCGGGTGTTACTCATCGTTGCCTCCCACGGTTACGCTGTAGTGGCTGCACCATGAGGCCTGGGTTTCATCAAGCACGATGTCAGCTGCGGGTGCGGTCAGTTCCACCCGCTGCACCCCTTCCACGTGAAGAGCGGCGTAAATGGCGGACTTGCGAATATCGCGTCCAAGACGATGCTGAGCCGTGATATAGGCCTGTAACCGGGCTCTTGCCGCATTGAGTACCGGCTCGCTTTCAGGGCCGGGGAAAAGGAAAAGCGATGCTTCAATGCTGTAGTCAACGATTTTGGCCGACTGGACGGTAACGCGGTCGGCAACGGGCCTGACGTCTTCATCGTTAAGGGCATTACGAACAATAGCGATCAGCTCTTCAGACGCTATGCCGTTATTCTCCCGGGAGAGCACGGAAATCGTGACGTTCGCCGGCTGCGGGCTGATGACGGAGATGTCCGCTACCCGGCCATCGGCACTGCGGCCATGAAACTGGTACGCGCCCGTCGAACCGGCCACGCTCAGCCCTTCCGGCGCCTGTTGGATGCGCAGACGAAAATCGGTATCGGACTCCATCACAGCCGGCGTGGGTGGGAACGTGGTGTCGTCGGCAGGGGCGATCACCAGACGCGCAAGATTAGCGTTTGCCCCAATCTGGTCCAGATCGCTGCCCGCTGCATAGGCCAACATGACCGCACGCGCGGCCTCGTTAACCCGCTGACGCCACATGACTTCCCGGTAGGCATTCTCCTGCAGGAGCTTCACAATCGGCTCTGACTCCAGCGACAGCGTCCGTGCAATCGCCTCTCGCTCCTCTTCCGGATAGAGCGACACAAAGGTGGCCTTTCGTTCTGCCAACAGCGCTTCATAATCCACCTCCTCCACGACATCAGGCGCGGCGAGCTGGCTCAGATCAACAATAGCCATAGCGTTTAACTCAGTGAAATGGTGATAGAAAAGGATTGTCCGGAG